ACAAACTCATTAAAGTTACTGGTGCCCTCGGCCAGACTCGAACTGGCACTCCGCAAGCGGCAAGGATTTTCGTACCACTATAGCTTTCGCTACACTTACGTTTTGTGGTCTGGACTATATCTTCTCCATTTTACAGGAGCTTGCTGTCTAGTCTCTACACCTTACATTCACCGAATGTCTTGGCTCGGTATTAGCAGTGAAGCCTTCACCGAATTTAACAAGTTCTACTTCTAGGTTTTCACCTAGAGCACTCAAATTAAATTTAAGTCCTTTGTGTCTACCAATTTCACCACGAGGGCTTCAGTAACAAAAAGGGTTTTACAAAATATATTCATGTTTAACAACAACAAAGATTTCGATTTTGATTTAGCAAGAGGTGTTCAATCTGAACACTCACTAGCTAATATACTAGGTTTAAGTAAGGATAAAATCGAAGTTAAATCGGAGTTTGGTTTCTGGCAAAAGTCTGGAAACATTTGTATTGAGCTTGCATACAAAGGAAAGCCAAGTGGATTGCGTAGTACCAAAGCCAAATATTGGGCGCATAGATTTATGTTCAACAAAGATGTTTGCATAGGTCAATGGATAATACCAGTTAAGAATTTAAAACAAATAGTCAGAATTTTTATTAAAGAAAATAAAAAAAGAAAATCACAAATAATCAGAATGCTTGGAGACGGTTATCAATCCAGGTGTGTCTTAATACCAATGGCTGATTTTATAAATCTATGGAGGAAAGTTGAAATTAAAGAAATTACCAAAACTAAGTAAGAAGAATTTTAATTATAAATTCTATTTAGTTTATTGGATTGATATTAATTCTACCTGCACCTGGGAAAATTTAAAAACAATTGAAAACTATTTACCAACCATTTGTATTTCCACAGGTTGGCTAGTTTCAACATCTAACAATTGTCACAAGTTTGTAAGTGATGTTTCCTTTGAAGACAATGGAACCATTCTTGAAGTAGGTAACACCACAACAATACCCAATCAAAACATAATTAAAATGAAGAAGGTAAATATATGCTAACGAAAAAAAAGACATTACTGATTGATGGTTCTGTAATTATTTACAGAGTGTCAGCAGCATTAGAAGAAGCAACAGAGTGGGAACACGATGTATGGACATTACATACAGATTATAATTTAGCAAAACAAACTTTAGAAAATACTATTAAGCATTTCTTTATAAAATTAAATTGTAGTCGTATTGTCATTGCATTAGATGACAAAGATAATTTTAGAAAAACTTTATATCCCGAATATAAATCTAATAGAAAAAAAATAAGAAAACCAATTACAGTAAAACCACTAAAAGAATATCTTCAAAAAGAATATGAATGTGTTTCATATCCTGGTTTAGAAGGTGATGATGTTTTAGGTATACTAGCTACATCAGAAGAATACAAAGATAATTGTATTATATTGTCTTCTGACAAAGACCTAAGAACTGTTCCAGGGATGCATCATTTTATACATGATGGCTCTACAGAATTAGTAGATGAAGCTACTGCTAATTATAATTTTATGTATCAAACATTAATAGGTGACAGGACTGATAACTTTCCTGGAGTACCTGGTGTTGGTGGAGTTAAAGCGCAAAGAGTTTTAGCAAACAAAAATGGTCTAAATGAAATGTGGCCTGCTGTTGTTGCTGAATACAAAAGAGCAAAATTAGATGAAGAAGAAGCACTAACCCAAGCAAGATTAGCAAGAATTTTAAGAGCTAGTGATTGGGATATTAAAAATAAAAAACCTATTTTATGGCAACTACAACAGGAAAAATAAATATGAGTGATGAACTTTTAGAAGTTGTTTCTACTAATAAAGCCAGAGCATACGAAAGAAAAAGCCAACACAATAGAAACAAAGTGCACCATGAACATGTCAGAAAACTTGAGGAAACAATAGATATGCTGCTTAAACAAAAGACATATCTTCAAAATCAACTTCGTAAGAAAAAATTAAATGAAGAAAAAAATGACAAATAAAGAAATATTTGAAAGCTTAAAGTACCAAGAAGGGGGAGACCATTATTCTAAAATGAAGGTTCAACCTGCTTACTTTATAAATGAAAACAACCTGCCTTTTGCTGAAGGAAATGCAATTAAATACATTTGCAGACACAAACTCAAAGGAGGTGAAGAGGATGTGAAGAAAGCAATCCATTATTTAAAAATGATTTTAGAAAGAGACTATAATTAACTTACAACAGGACAGTTTAGATATATGAAACAACAACAAACTATAAAGATGCCTCACGTTTCCGATGAAATGCTTGAGGCTTTGGATGTTTTATTTCCTGAAAGAACTCCCGAAATCAATATGGACATGAAGGAGATTTATTTCAGAATAGGCCAAAGAAGTGTAATTAGATATTTACATGCAGAGGCTAAGAAACAATCTGAAAATATCATCGAAAATAACAACTAACAAATATGTGCAGAAGCCCTAGTGCTCCGCCACCACCAAAAGACCCAGAAATTCCTACACCGCAGATTACTAACATAACTCAAGCGGCACCTATGGAAGCAGGTTATTCTGATGCTCAAGGACAAGATACTAATAGAATGTCTAAGAGAAGAAGAACTGGTTCTTCGGTATTAAGAATACCGACAATTGGTGGGGTAGCTTAATAAATGAGCAGAGAGTATTTTAGTGATGTAACTAATACTGGTACTTTAGCTAGTAAGTATACTAAAAAGGTTGCAGAACGAGAATTGTATTTGGAACGTGCACGGGAGTGCAGTGAAGTAACTATTCCAACACTGGTACCAGATGACAGTGAAACTTACTCTGAAAAATTTAGTACACCATATCAAGGTATAGGTGCAAGAGGTGTAAACAATTTAGCATCTAAATTACTATTATCTTTATTACCACCTAACGCTCCATTCTTCAGATTAAGTATAGATAACTTTGCACTTAAAGATATTGAAGCAGATAAAAAATTAAAAACACAAATTGAAAAAGGATTAGCTGAAGTAGAAAAAGCAGTAATGAATAATATAGAAATATCTAATGATAGAGTTTCTATATTTGAAGCTTTAAAACATCTTATAGTAGGCGGTAATGTTTTATTATTTGTTAATACAGATGGCATAAGAGTATTTCCATTATCTCAATTTGTAATCGAAAGAGACCCTATGGGTAATGTTCTTGAGATAATGACTAAGGAAACTGTAGCATTAAAAGTATTACCTGAAGAAGTACAACAACAAATTTATAATCAAGTTAGTCCGTCTGAAGATGAAAGCAAAACATGTGATTTATATACTTGTATAAAAAGAGTTAAGAATAAATTCCAAGTATCTCAAGAAGCAAAAGGTGTAATTATTCCAGATAGTATTGGTAATTATGATTTAGAAAAATCACCTTACATTCCATTAAGAATGATTAGGGTAGACGGTGAGAGCTATGGCCGTAGTTATGTTGAGGAGTACCTCGGCGATTTGGTGAGCTTAGAAGGATTAACTAAAGCAATAGTAGAAGGTGCAAGTGCATCAGCAAAAACATTATTTATGGTTTCACCTAATGGCACCACTAGAGCAAAAGCTTTAGCTGAAAGTGAAAATGGTGCAATCATCGAAGGTTCAGCAACTGATGTATCAGTATTACAAGTTGGTAAGTTTCCAGACTTCAGAGTTGCCCAAGAAACAATAGCAAAAATAGAACAAAGATTATCATACGCATTTTTATTAAATGCATCTGTTGTAAGAGACAGTGAAAGAACTACAGCAGAAGAAGTAAGAATGGTAGCACAGGAATTACAAGATAGCCTTGGTGGCATCTATGGAATTTTATCTCAAGAGTTTCAATTACCATTTGTTAAAAGAAAATTAGCAGTATTACAAAAAGCAAAAAAATTACCTCCATTACCTAAAGGTGTAGTATTTCCAAAAGTAATTACAGGTATTGAAGCGTTAGGTAGAAGTAACGATAGAAATAAATTAATTCAATTTTTACAAACATTAAATGGTGTACTTGGTGGAGAAGCTATTCAGCAATATGTAAATGTTACTGAAGCAATATCAAGATTAGCAATATCAGACGGTATTGAAACTGATGGACTAATTAGAACACCAGAAGAAATTCAAGCAGAGGCTCAAGCACAACAAGAAGCTGCCCAAGCCGAACAACAGAACCAAGCAGTATTAAACGCAGGTTCACAAATAGCAGGAAACATACCACCTGAAGCAATCGGTCAAGCTTTAAATCAAAACCAATAGGAGAAATAAATGGTTGAACAAGTAAAAATCACTCAAGGTGAGGAAAATATATC